AAAGTGCGACGATGACGGTGTCTCCACCACTCTAAGTCTTCCGTCGCCTTCTCCAAATATTTTATCAAAGTACGCAAGCTATGACTATGTCATTAGTCTTAGTGTACTTACGATACAAGATTTTAACTATCCAGATATTTCTTATAAAGCCGGAAAAGTTTTACCTTTAATTTGTAAATCTGCAGGAGCTAATCCTGACAACCGTGTTGCAACTGCGTACGGCAAATCTGATTTCTTTATTGACAATGTTACCTTTGATAGTATTATTGGATTAGCAACAGCTAAAACAACTAGTGTGACAACGGTCCAGTTTGATGTGTTTGAACCTTACAGCATTGGAACATTTATTCTAGCGTGTCAAACAGCCGCGTATCAAGCAAAGCATGAAAACTTTAGAGATGCGCCATACCTACTAACAATTGAGTTCAGAGGTAATACAGAAAACGGTGCAATCTCAAATATTCCATTTGCCGCAAGACATATTCCTATTAGACTTACAACAGTTTCAATGAAAGCATCTGAGCAAGGGTGCAGATATAATATTAATGCATACGCTACACAAGGCCAAGCATTAACAACTCAATATGCTAATTTAAAAACAGATACTACTATTAAAGGTAAGACTGTACAAGAACTATTGCAAACTGGAGATCAAAGTTTGCAATCAGTTGTGAATAAAAAATTAGAAGAATATGTTACTAATAAAACAGTAGCAGTCGCAGATAAGATTGTAATCTTATTTCCACAAGAAGATTCGATACCTAGTGCCACTGTTGCGACTGCCGGCGGCGGCTCTGATAAAAAGACTAAAGCAACAGCCGCACCAACTCAAGTTACAGGTGACTCGGCAGAAATATTTAAGAAGTTAGGTATAAGCGAAACAACATTGACACAGTCTAGCGGAGCAGTTAATGAGCTAGGCGCTGCCGATATGGGATGGGGAACAGCAAGAAGATCAGATCCAGCAGGTGCCGATGAAGGACTAGTAGTATCTGAAGATGGCAATTCGTGGAGTCGCGGTAAAATGGTTGCTAATCCAAAGGAAGGAACTTTAAAGTTTAGTCAAGAGATGGATATTCCTAGTGTTATTAATCAAGTATTATTAACTAGTTCGTACCCAGATAAGGCATTGTCAGCGGCAGGACTAAAGGCTGACTCTGGAATGCGTGTATGGTGGAGAATTGACACCCAAGTATACATGATTAATTCAAAAGAAAATTTATCAAAGACAGGAACTTATCCTCGAATAATTGTTTATAGAATTTTACCGTATGAAGCACATTCGAGTAAGGTTACAGTAGCGAACGGTAAAGCAACCGGCTTTGATAAACTGTCTAAAGGTATCGTTAAGCGTTATGATTATATGTATACCGGAAATAATTCAGAAGTTATTAAATTTAATATTGACTTTAGCGTTGGCTTTGCTAATAAGATGGCCGCCGACCGATTTAAAAACTCTCAAGATGTTAAAAACACTGGCGGTAAAGCGTCAGATAAGAAAGAAGATAAAAAAGATATAGCTCCATTTGTTGACGGAAATAAACCGCCGGTACAAGCAGGAAGTTTTGGAACACAAGTTACTAATGATGGTTTGAAAACTTGGTTTGACGGATGGGGCGGTGGTGGACAAGAAACTGAAGCAAATCGTGCGGCCCGTGTGTTCCACGATGCAATCACTAAAAGTGCTGACATGACTGTATTAGAATTAGAAATATGGGGAGACCCGTACTGGATTGTAAACAGCGGCATGGGTAACTATACTTCTAAACCAGTTAAGGGAGTTAAGGATCTTAATAAAGACGGATCAGTTAACTGGCAGACTAGTGAAGTTGACATCTGGGTGTATTTCCGTAGTCCACTTGATATTAATCAAGGTACCGGGATGTATGATTTTAAATCTCCTAACCATGTAGAGGATATGTCTTTATCTAGTAAAGCAGGCCCTGCAATTGGTTTTAGTGGATTGTATTGTGTTACTACAATTACTAATAATTTTAACAAAGGCCAATTTAGACAAACACTAAAAGGCTTCAGAAGAAATGGTCAAGAATATAAAGCTCCAGCAAATCCTAACCAAACTCTTAACGTTAATACTCCTGCAACCGGTGCCAACAAATGAGCGATAACAGCAATGTAGATAATATCTCAACATCGACTCCTCAGGTTAAATCTGGAATATATGTTGGTAAGGTAGTAGGCAATCTTGATTCTACTTACATGGGGGTATTCGATGTGAGTATTCAGCGCCCTGTTGGCGGCAACAATACTGCGGGTCAAATAGTTCAGGTTAAGTATGCAAGTCCGTTTTATGGTATCACTGGAGAAGAATATATTTCTGAAACAGACGATTACGAAAATACACAAAAAAGTTATGGCATGTGGATGGCGCCACCTGATGTAGGAACAACTGTGTTGATTGCATTTGTTAATAATGATACAAAGTATGGCTATTGGATAGGTTGTGTTCCAGATTTATCCATGAACTTTATGATGCCAGGAATTGCCGCAACTAAGTTCTTTAGTCCTGATACTAAAACGGTTGACGGAGATAGAATTCCAGTTGCTGAGTACAACAAGGCTTACAACACTGGCACTCAGCCTGATCCTACAAAGATTAATAAAGCCCAACATCCGTTTGCAAAAGTATTAGAATTGCAAGGATTGTTAAAAGATGACATTCGCGGAATTACAACTAGTAGTGCTCGTAGAGAAAGTCCTAGTACTGTATTTGGTATTAGCACACCCGGCCCGTCAGATAAGCAACCAAATGCTAAACGTGGCGAAGTAGGTAAAGAAGGAGCACGAGTTCCTAACTTTCCAGTAAGTCGTATGGGCGGCACAACATTTGTAATGGATGACGGTGACGACAAATTCTTGCGTAAAACTAAAGCTAGTGAAGGCCCTCCGTTGTATGCTAGTATTGAACAAAAAGAGACTGACGGCGACATAACAATTCCACATAACGAATTGTTTAGAATTCGAACAAGAACCGGGCATCAAATTTTATTACATAACAGCGAAGATTTAATTTACATTGGCAATGCCGCTGGTACATCTTGGATTGAATTAACTAGCAACGGCAAAATTGATATCTATGCAAAAGATAGTATTAGTGTACACACTGAACAAGATATTAATTTTACTGCCGACAGAGATATTAATTTTGAAGCTAAAAGAAATATTAATATAAAGTCCGGAAAAGATTTTCATGTAGATGCAATTAACAATTTTAGCGTTGTTATTACTAAAGACGGTAAGATTACAACTAAGGGTAATCTAGATGTTAATTCAACAGGTCATAACTGGTTCACCGCAGGAAAGACAACAGAAATAAAAAGCGGAGGTAATCATATTGAAACAGCAAAAGAGATTCATATGAACGGCCCAGCCGCTAGTGCCGCAGTAGCCGCAACGCCGCTAGCTATGTTTGATGTACCTGCTAAGGGAGGTACTACTATTAAATCTATCTTGTTAAGAGTTCCACAAGTTGAACCGTGGGCACATCATGAAAACTTAGATCCTGCTAGTTTCTATCCTAGCAAAACTGATATAACTTCTGGAGCAACAATACCAGCTCCTAAAGCATGGAAGGCTTACTCAACGTTGACAGATACGTTTGAAAAGTTTCTGCCACCAAGTAGCGACCAAGGAGAGAACTTATGAGTTCAAATTCAAGACTATATGACAAGATTGTTTTAAAACCAGGAGTACGAAGTGATGTCGTAACTCCTAAAATGTACAAGGGTTTTAGTACAGTTAGTAACAATACTGAAAACTTTGCATTGTACGATTTCCAACTAATCCAGCAAGACTTGTTAAACCACTTTCACGTCCGTCAAGGCGAACGATTGATGAATCCTAGCTACGGAACAGTGATCTGGGATTTACTGTTTGAACCGTTAACAGACGACTTAAAAACGTTGGTTACACAGAACGTTAACGATGTTATTAACTACGATCCTCGAATACAAGCAAGCCAAGTAACAGTAACAGCATACGAAACAGGCCTGCAAATTGAATGTATTTTAACGTATTTGCCTTACAATATAAGCCAGGTTATGCAGTTGCGTTTTGACCAGACTAATGGCTTGATGTTAGGATAAACTACGCACATAATTTTATTCAATAAATACATGATATAGGATAAATCATGAGTGTAACTACTAGACAAAACAGATTATTAGTAAGCGAAGACTGGAAGAAAATTTACCAGTCTTTCCGTAATGCGGACTTCCAAAGCTACGACTTTGAGAATTTACGCCGCACAATGATTGATTATATCCGTCAGAATTATCCTGAAGATTACAACGATTATATTGAATCAAGCGAATACCTTGCCCTAATTGACCTTATTGCGTTCTTGGGCCAAAGCATAGCTTTCCGTGTTGATTTAAATGCCCGTGACAACTTCTTAGAGCTAGCAGAACGCCGCGAATCTGTGCTACGTCTAGCACGTATGTTATCCTATAATGCTAAACGTACAGTAAGTGCAAGCGGCCTATTAAAGTTTACTACAGTATCTACTACTGAAACTGTTATTGATAGTAATGGTCGTAACATGGCTGGACAAACAATTACTTGGAACGATCCGAGTAACAGCAACTGGTATGACCAGTTTATTAAAGTAATTAACGCTGGAATGCCAAAGACACAACAGTTTGGTAGCCCTGCTGATAGTCAAACAATTTACGGAATACCTACAGAACAATATCGTTTCCAAAGCGTAACTGCTGGCGTTCCTGTATTCAGCTTTACTAAGACAGTAGCTGGCCGTCCGATGAACTTTGAACTAGTTAGCACTACATTTAAAGGGCAAAGTTACATTTACGAAGAACCTCCAAAAGTTGGAAATTCTATTTCTTATATCTACAGAGATGACGGCCGCGGCCCAAGCTCTGCAGGTTCTGGCTTCTTTATGCGATTTGTACAAGGATCATTAAACACTGGATCTTTTACAATTACACAACCTAGCAGTAACGAATCAATCGATATTGATGCTGAAAATATTAACAACGATGATGTATGGTTGTATAAGTTAGACCAGACTGGATTAGAAACAGAATCTTGGACTCAAGTATCTAATCTTGAAGCAAACAATATTATCTATAACAGTTTGAATAAAAATATTCGAAACATTTATAGTGTAATAACTAGAACTAATGATGCAATTAGTTTACAATTTAGTGACGGCACATTTGGCAATTTACCATTAGGTACATTACGTGCTTACTATCGCGTAGGCAACGGCTTGTCATATGCTATTACAACACAAGACATTAGAAACGTTAGCATTAACTTTCCATACACATCAAATAGTGGACAACAAGAGACATTAACTCTTACATTGAGTTTAGCTACAGGTGTATCAAATGCGGCAGTTGCTGAAGGCAACGATACCATTAAAGCAAATGCTCCGCAAACTTATTATACACAGAACCGTATGATTACTGGTGAAGACTATAATATTAGTCCACTAGCCGCAAGTACACAAGTTGCAAAAATTAAAGCAATTAATAGAACAAGCTCTGGCATTAGCCGTTACTTTGACTTATCAGATCCAACAGGCAAATATAGTTCTACTACATTGTTTGCTGATGACGGAGTCGTATACACTGAAGAATATACAAATACTTTTAGATTCTCTTATCAAAACAAAACAGATATTGAAGGTGTTATTTACAACGATATTTTTGAATTGTTGAAAAACATTAACCTACGAAATTTTTATTACTCAAAGTATATTAACTTCTTAACAGCAAGTTTAGATATCCGTTGGTATAATGCTACGTCCGATATTAACTCATCAACCGGTTATGTTGGTGCGGCATCTGGAACAACAATTTATAAAGTTGGATCATATACATCAACTGACTTGAAATATTTTAAACCAGGTTGCCTTGTAAAATTTACAGCACCTGCAGGACAATATTTTGATACATTAAATTCAAATGTATTAACACCGTCAACTAGTTCCAATCTACCAATTGGTGCAGTTACGTCAATCTGGGCAGAAGTTGTTTCTGTTGTAGATGACGGAACCTCCGCAAATACTGGCATTTTATCTACCGGCTTCGGAGCAATTACTATTAATAGAGCAATTCCGTCAACTGCAATTATTTCACAAATTATTCCAAAGTGGAGAACTGTTATTGACAGTTCTGTTATCACAACAATGATTGATTTAATATTTGCAAACAAGCCATTTGGTCTGCGTTATGATGCAGTTAACCAAGTATGGTCTATTGTATTTGAACTAAACCTTGATTCTAAGAGCACATTTAGTTTAGGTAAGCAAGGCGATCAAAGTAACTTACAGCAAGATGCAAGCTGGTTATTACTGTTTACTACTGATAACGAATTTTATACAGTTACTAGCCGTGTACAACGTTATGTGTTTGAAAGCGACACACAAATTCGATTCTACTTTGATAGTAGTAACAAGATTTATGACAGTAAGTCAAATGCTGTAATTAAAGATCTAATCAATGTATTAAGTA